TAAAACTTCTTCGGCAATAACTTTTATAACCGGATCATCTATCCCTTTGGCCTGCAGTCCCATAATTGCATCCCGGTTGCTAGGTACGGTTACCTGGGATATTTCAATCAATTCCTGTTCGGTATAAGTCCGGGATGGCTTCCCCTCTTTTCCGTCTGAATCTTCCCATTTTACAGGAATGAATCCCACAGAAAAAGCAGCCATTCCTTTAGATGCTAAAAAGTAAGCCCAATCAGCTTCGGGGTTACCCTGGTTAATATAATATTTAGGTGAAGCAAATAATCCTTCTTCTGTAACTTGAAGATCTAAAAGTTCCCCAATCTGATTTTGCAGGCTACCATAATTATGAGAGGATAACAAAATAGATCTTTTCTTAAACTCTTTTAGGGATTTTTTCCATCCCTTTGGATCTATAGATTCACCATGCCTATCAGTTGAAGCGGTAGACATAGGAATTAATATATCTATTACCCCTTCTTCATCCCCGGCCTTTATTACGATAGTCCGGAAAGTTCTGAATATCTTTTCAGCTTTTTTCTTTTTTTCTGACATAAATCTCACCTCACTTTATAAATTATTAAATTATATCATCATTTTTAGGGTCTACTTTAGGTAATTTTATATTCCTTATGGTATCAGCAAATACCCAAATATTATGTTTATTTTCTTTTACTTCCCATTCAATATCTTTTAATTTTTTTTCTGACTCTATTTTAATATAAGTTCCAACTATATCGAAAAAGGTATGAACATAAACTCTCCTGTTCATTTTACTAATCTCCTTTAATCTTTTTCTATCACCGGCAATAATGAACATCTGCAGCGCGGATGCGCGGATGGCGCATCAAAACCCCCCGGAAAATCTTGATCAATTGGTATTGGCCCGGCCTGGGCTTGCTTGATACATATTTTACAGGCCCCGGGGGCTATTAACCATTCTTTTTTTTCTATAACTCCGGATTGTTTATAAGCTTGTAAAGCGCCCTGGTTGCTTGCCGTTATCGTTTCCGTTCTTGCTATCATTATGGCCCGGTAGCCTTTAGCATCTTCAAAAACACTCATAACCCGGCCCGCTAGCTTCGGGATCTTTTCCCCTAACGATATACCTTCGGCCAATGTTATTCTTAAATCTCCCAGGGTTGTATCGGCTATACTCTTGATCAATATACCGGCCCTGGATTTGATCCATTCAATAACCAATGGATTTAAAACATCAAAACTAATGGAAACGCCCAATTCTGCGATCGCATTAATCCCGGCAATTTTAAGCATTTCGGTTATCCTGGGGATAGAAAATTCGGCAAATTTTGCGATCTCTCTTTCATCGTGGGTAACTCTTAAAACATCTTCAACATCTCTTTCGATTACTCCCGGAATAAAATTAATAGATTTACCGCTGTTTTTTCTTAATGCCCGCAAGGCCTCGTTTTCCTGTTCCTGGAATAATTTGATCATTCCCCTTTTAAAATCATTTTCTAACGGCGTAACTCTTTTAATAAATTGTTCCCAATATTCCCGCTTGAATTCTTCTGAATATTTCATAAGGAATTTTATAACTGCTTTATTTTTAGCTTGTTCTTTGGCCGGTGCCGGCTCGGTTGGGGCTTTATTGATATTTAATTGCGATATATTAAAGGGCGCTAGCGGTTTTTCGCCCCATTCAGCATCATCCAGGCCATCATCTGCCCGGGCTTCATTAACACTAATTACATAATTTTTAAGATCGGATTCTCTTTTCTTCAATAAAAAAGCATTATCTTGTGGTACCGGGTTATCATATTTACAGTAAAGGCCCGGCTCTTTATATAGCGGTAAAAGGAAAGAATTAAAAACTTCTGCATCCTGGATGCAGCGGGGTAAAATACATTCCCTATTCCATGAAACATCTAGGGCCAACATATTGGCCAGGTTGGTATTTTCCGGATGGGATAGTTTTTGGGGCGGTGTATGATAGGCGCTTGCGATCTGTGTCATGGTCCATTGGGCCAATAACATAAATTCCATGTCCTTATTTGATAGGCCAATATTTTTATATTTAAGGCCCCCAACGGCGGCCCCGGTTTTGTGGGCGTTTTCAATGCCGCCATAGGTATCATTGAAGATCGTTAGAAATTTATCAACTTGTTCCCGGGATAAATTTTTATCGGTTTCTAAAATGCTTTTTAAATGGGCGCCATTTTTAAAGATATTCAATTGATAGATCATATTATATTTATCAGTATCATAGGCGTAAGCTTTCCGTTGGACCGGACTAGCGCCCCTAAATGGATCTTCGGGATTTGAATATTTAAAAAATAAAATATCTTCCCTCGGGTAAATGATCTCTTTGTAACCTTCTAGATATTTGTAGTATTGTATATAACCTTCTTTTACAACCGGCGTAACTCTTTCCGGGCTTCTAAAATATAATTCCCTGGGGATTCCGAGGCGATCTTTAGCCATGAATATATAACATTCGCCGGTTAGATCTTTATAAATGGATCTTAATTCTTTACCGGAAAATTCCGTTGTGTCCGGATTAAAGAATTTCATAAGATCATAAAATGGATGGGAATCGATTAATTCACCATTTTTATTATATAGCCTTAATGGGATCGATGCCATGCGCTGCGATATTAGCGAAACACAATCCCCAACCCAACCCTGGTATGCTTTTAATTGTTCCGCGGTATTTCTGTAAGTATTTGTAGCAGATCCGAATAATTCTTTATCATCGGGCCAATATCTTTTATCGTATGCTCTAGCGGGAAGTGCGGCTTTTGTTTGTAGATTGAATGAAAAGGTTTTTCTAGAAAAAGGGATCGGTAATATTATTTCGATATATATCACCCCCTTTATATAAACATATATCAATATTAGCACAATGATTTATTAATTGTCAACTACATTTATTTTTCATCTCCGGGTATATAAAAATATGGCATATCAACTTCCTCTAACATTAATTCTGTCACACCCCAAACCAAAGCATCCAACCTATCCGGGGATTTATCACCTGGTACCCATTCACATAATTGATCTTCTAGTTCCGGGAAATTGCCAACATGATGTATTTTCCCCTGTTCATATAAAGCTGCAACCGGTTCAGCTCTTATATATTTTCCCCTGCTTGCCCTAACGCTTTTATAGGATACTTCCGGATCAATGGTTCTAATAACATATTCGATCATATCACCACCGTTATTTACTTCCCCTATAATTCTATCAGCATTATATTTATTATATGATGTTACGACTGCATTCCCCCATTGATCTGGTGTACCTCTTAAACTATTATCATCTAAAAGCCAGCCATGCCCATCTTCGCTTATTCCAATCGCCATTATACCTGTTTCTGATGATTTTTCATTAGCTGTCGCTTCCGGGTCAACTGCTATAACTATCCTAACTAATTCAGGATATTTATTCCTACGGTTATCATCAATATTTTTTCTGGTCCATAAGGCGTTAGGATTATCATCTAATATTTTCCCTTCAATTTCTTGTTTACCTAATCTAGTCCCTATATATGGTGCAATAACATAATCAAAATATTTTTGTGGTAAATTATCTTTGTTTTCGTAAGTGCTTCCCCTAATCGATATAGTATTAGGATCATTGACTAATCTTTTGATTATAGGTATCGGCCTGGGAGTAGTGGTCACCAATATTCGCATATCCTCACCCTCCCGAAGTCCAAACATTAGATTATCCCATATATCTTGCGGATATTTAAATTTAGCCAATTCATCGATCCATGATCTATCATGAGATGGACCTCTTACTTGATCCGGTTCATCGCCACTATAAACCGTACCAACACAACCATTAGGCCAAACAATTCTTCTTTTTGATGATTCATATTTAGGGTAGAAATTCGGGTTGGATATTTTGAGGATTGAAGCGGGTCCTAATTCTATCATGGTATCTCTTACATCGGCTTTGGTTTGGCCAATTAAAGCAATATGTTTTGCCCCTTTTTTGGCCTCACTTATAACCCATTCAGCGCCAGTACGAGTTTTACCCCATCCCCGGCCGGTTAAAATCATCCATGTTAACCATTCCCCGGGTGGTGGCAATTGATGAGGCCTAGCCCATACTTCCCAGTCATACAATAATTCTTCAGATTCTTCTTCAGATAAACTATTTAAGAATTTTGTCCTTTCCTGTTCTGGAAGCAAGGCCAGCGATTTTGCTAGCGAGTTTCCGTTTTGCATTGGTTACTTTTATTTCTCCTTCAACTTTTACATCGTGCTTTTCAGAAGGATAGATTCCCATAAGTTTTGCTTCTTCTTTTGTAATCTCTAAAACTAAATTTAAATCTGGGATTGTTACTACCATTTTACTATCACCCCTGCCCACCACAACAGACCTGCCAAAAGCAAGATCCTTTAATTCTCTTAATTGGGTAACATGGTAAGCCATCCCGCATTTCTTAACTTGAGAAAAATATTTTTTCCATTCTGCTTTAGCCTGTCTAATATAATTGCGTGCTTGCCTTTCATCAACTTTATATGTTTCGGTAATATATTGAATTATGTATTTCACCGGTTTTCGCTTTAGCAATAAGCTGACTTCGTGTACTCTTTCTTGGTGTGTTTTATCATCAACTTTATTATATCCTGCCATAATATCACTACCTTTTTAATTTATCCATATCATTAACCCTTTACATTCTTTTACATATTCTTGAATTAGGGCCTTTGTAACATCCGGCATAAATACCATAATCCGGGCGGGTTTTATCGGTATTATGCTACATCTGCAATTAATTGTTTCGGGTAACTTATTTCTAAACATCGCGTCAAATATTTTATTAATAAGCCATTGTTCTTTTTCATTCAT